TTATAAGTCTAACTAGGTCTGGTCTTGACTACGCCAAGGGCGACAAAGAAAAAGGCTGGAGCAACCTTGTTGACGCTGGTTTGAGCTACGCAGGTGCTGCACCTGTCGTAGGGTATGGAGCCACCTTAGCTAAAGTTGCTGGTAAATACGGTCAAGCTAGGCACTTGGATGACTTAACTGGTAATCCTGACGCTTTGAATGTACCTAAGTTCAAAGACAGCTTCTTCGGAGGGGCTTATGGTTACTTGAAAAACAAAATGAAATAACATGGCTTTTAAACTCGGGAACAACCCTTTACCTGGCATAGCCGATGGAGGCAACGTCAAGAAGAAGCATGGGTTCAAAGTTGAGCATAGAAAGCTAGAGGACGGTGTTGTGGCTGAAGCTATAAGCGCCAACAAGATTGTTGTAGATAAAGACGTAGCTAAAGGTGGCCCTTTATACAAAAGAGCTATAGCACACGAGGGTCTACATGCCAAGGAGATGGGGGAGGGTAAAATAGAGTATGGTGACGACTTTGTCAGAGACGGTAATAAAACTTATCACAGGAAAGACGGTCAGATAAAATATAACGGAACCTGGCTGGATGAAGGCGATAAAGCCTTCCCGTGGGAGAAAAGAGCAAAAAACGCAGAAAACATATAATCATGGCATTTAAAATGACAAATGCTCCTTTTCAAAAGGAGACAAGAGCAGAGCGTAAGGCAGCTAATAAAGCTTATCGACAAGGTTTGAGACAAGACCGTAAGAACGATCGAGACGCTAAACCATACGTTAAGGGCACTAAGAACACGGGGGAGTTACTAGACAAGCTCGCTAACCCTAAAAAGACTGAAGAGAAACACGGGGTAAAGAAAGGTTTAAAAGCTATGGCCGCGCTAGGTACTGCAGGAGCTCTTATACCAAAGATATACAAAAAGCTTGTAGGTCCTATGATCAACGGTATTAGATATCCAGCTGGTTACGAAGGTTAGTAGTTAAAACTTAAAGTAAGAAACAATGGCATTTAAGATGACAAACGCTCCATTTAATGACGGGCGTCCCACTAGGAAGCAGAGGTTACTCAGGCGAGCTGACAAAGCTCATGATAGAGGTTATGAAAAGGGGGCAGACATAGCTGGATACCGAACGGTTTCTGAGCCACGTACGTTAACCTCTATGGAAATACCTATGACAGCCCGCGAAATGAAGCTTCGCGATAAAGCTGCCACTATAAAACCAAAAGAGAAGAAGCCTAAGGTTAAGAGCCTTGGGTCCACTAGGACCTTGTTACCTAAATCTGTTGTTCCTAAGGCGATATTCAGGGGTAGTAAGAAGCGGTCTTCTTGTAGGAGCACAAGCTGGTTAACGGGGAAGTAATGAATATACTAGGTAAGATATTTTCCAGTGGAGCCACTGAGCTTGTCAAAGGCGTAGGAGGAGTTCTAGACAACTTAATTACGTCTAAAGACGAGAAGCTCGAGGCGGAGAGAAAGATCACAGAGTTGGTCTCTAAATATGAGATAGAGATGGAGAAGAACATCACGTCTCGGTGGGAGGCAGATGCAAAGTCAGATTCATGGCTTTCTAAGAACGTTAGACCAGCGGTCTTGATCTTTCTAATAGTATGCACCGTAATGTTGATATTTATTGACGCTGGCATGATAGATTTTGAAGTTAAATCCTCTTGGGTTGACTTATTACAATTAGTATTAATAACCGTGATTGGAGCCTACTTCGGAGGACGTTCACTAGAAAAAGTAAAAAAATAGAATGAAACATTACACACGAGTAAGACCTGTAATGCCAGCAAGTATCCAAGCAGCTGCTTACGCTGATACGGAAATATTATTTGATTGGCACGAGGTAGAAGGTTTTAAAGGAGGTTCATTAGATGGTATGCAAGTAATCGTGCGCGGAACCAATGGAGCTGCGCAAACAATGGTAGGTATAGATTTCTTTTTTGCTACAAATAGAATACCTACTCTAGCTGACGGAGTTAACGTGAACCTTGACGGAGCACCTGGTACTTTAGGTACAACTGGTGCAGCTGTGGACACGCATCAATGGATGAATAATCTAGTAGGTTGCGTAGAAGTTGCGGCTGGAGACTTTAACGACGCAGATCTTGTTACTTTAAATATAGCTGAAAAGTCAGGATTAAATATACCGGTAGATGGTAAACTATATGTTGCGGCGGTTTCAAAAGGCGCTTTAGATTTTACATCAACAGTACAAGTTAGCACAGAAACAGCTACTGATACCACGGCGGTGGTAGTTAAAACTACATCTGCTCTTATTAATTTCGCGCCTGGAGAAGTGCTACATGATGAAGATGATTTAGTTATAGGTACTGTTAAATCTGTAACAGATGCTACAAACCTTGTACTAACAAATAACTGCGCTAGTGTTAGCGCTGTAAATAAAGACTTATATAACATTAGCCCAATACAGTTGACGCTAATGTCAGAAGACTAAACAATAAACAATTTAATTTAATACAATATAATTATGGGTAAAAAAAGTAACAAGGTCGTAGACCTAAAGCCAGAGACTATCTCTGAAGAGCAACTTGGTAAGGTGCAAAACATCGTGCAAGCTATAAACAAGCTACATGCTGATATTGGAAAGCTAGAGGCTCAAAAGCATAACGTGCTACACACGCTTGCGCAGGGTAACGATCAGCTTAACGAGATTCAAGAGGAAATACGTAAAGAGTATGGTAATGTAAATATCAATATTCAAGACGGATCTATTCAATACGAAGATGAGCCATCTGATTCGTAAGATTACAATAGGTAAAGACTATAAGAATGACTCCATGCACTATGCCGTAGGGCAAGAAGTGTATGGCGGTCATACTATATGTGATATACTAGAGGAGAAGGACAAGTACTCTATATATATAAAGAAAGGAAAAGCCGTAATCCCTTGGAAAGATTTCAATAAGAATATGGCTATATCTGTTGAGTACAACCTAGAATACTAATGCACTCGGTTTACAACTACGTTGTTGAGCCACTAGGTGAAAGGTATAACAATGTTAAGCAAGTTGGGGGTAAAGAGCTAATATTAAACACAGAGGTTTTTAATCACCAGCATGTCAACAGAGAAGCAATGGTGTTATCCGTGCCTCAGGCAGGAGCGCCGTTGTACATAAAGTGTGGTGACACAGTTGTAGTACATCATAACGTGTTTAGACGCTGGAGTGATATAAAAGGTAAAGAGAGAAACAGTAGCTCCTTCTTAGAAGAAGGTAAGTACCTGGTATCTCAAGATCAGATCTTTTTATATAAAAGAGATGGTGATTGGATTTGCCCTAATGGGTATTGCTTCGTGCAGCCTATAAAGGACAATAGCCAGCTAAGTGGTGAAACCGAAAGACCACACGTAGGTATCGTTAAGTATTCTGACGGAACGGTGGGCGTAAACGAGTTAGTTGGGTTTAGACCCAGTAGTGAGTTTGAGTTCATAATAGAGGGTCAGAGGATGTATCGAGTTTTATCTAATTTTATTACAATTAAATATGAATATCAAGGAGACGAAGAAGAGTATAATCCAGGCTGGGCACATAGCGGTTGAAGAGTTGATCAAAGTGGCTAAAGAAGCTATCGTTGATAATGGTGATGATATCACCGCTGACAGACTCAAGAACGCTGCTGCTACAAAGAAGCTTGCTATCTTCGATGCCTTTGAGATATTGAACAGGATCCAACAAGAGGAGAACCTACTAGAGGGCAGAGAGCCCGAGGATAGTAAGGAGAAGGCTTTTAAGGGTTTTGCTGAAGGAAGATCTAAGTAATGTACGAACAGTCGTTATTAAAGATAATAGAGCCTGTAAAGAAAACTACTCTCACAAGACTCAATAGAGGTAAGAAGTGGAAGTATGGTTACGATAAGGATCACGATATAGTGGTATTATCTAAGACCGGAGTTATAGGTGAAATATACGATATACAAGGCTTTAAGATAGCTCTACCTAAAGCCCCACAAGGTTTTAAACAAGAAACTAAGAAGTGGAGTAAGATAGAGATGCCGAAAGAGCTATCACGGATCAAGACTATATTTGATTGGAGAGCATATCCAGACGAACATAAGGACAAGTGGCATGATTATATAGACGAAGAGTTCAAAAGGAGAGACGAAGGTTATTGGTTTAATAATGATGGGAAACCTACCTACATAACCGGAAGCCACTACATGTATCTCCAATGGAGTAAGATTGACGTTGGAGCGCCAGACTTTCGAGAGGCAAATCGATTGTTCTTTATATTTTGGGAGGCTTGTAAAGCCGATAAAAGATGCTATGGAATGTGCTACCTTAAGAACCGTCGTTCAGGGTTTTCTTTTATGAGTTCAGCGGAAACCGTTAACTTAGCCACTATATCGAGTGATAGTAGATATGGGATACTCTCTAAGTCTGGTGCCGACGCTAAGAAGATGTTTACAGATAAGGTCGTACCGATATCTATAAACTACCCTTTTTTCTTCAAGCCGATACAAGACGGTATGGATCGACCGAAGTCAGAGTTAGCCTATAGGGTTCCTGCAAGTAAGTTCACCCGAAAGAAGATCGAGGTTAATGAGAAGCTCCAGGAAATAGTAGGTCTTGATACCACTATAGATTGGAAGAATACTGGGGACAATAGCTATGACGGTGAAAAGTTAAGTCTATTAGTTCATGATGAGAGTGGTAAGTGGGAGAGGCCCGATAACATATTGAATAACTGGCGAGTCACGAAGACTTGCTTAAGACTTGGTAGTAGGATTGTAGGGAAATGCCTTATGGGATCTACTTCAAATGCATTAGACAAAGGGGGTAATAACTTTAAGAAACTGTTCAACGATTCAGATGTATCAAAGCGAAACCGAAATGGACAAACAAAGTCTGGTCTATATTCTCTCTTTGTCCCAATGGAATGGAACTATGAGGGATTTATTGATGAATACGGATTTCCAGTCTTTAATAATCCAGGTGATGGAAAACGATTTGCCCCTGACGGTGAATTAATAGACATTGGGGTTGTAGACAGCTGGGAGAATGAGGTTGATGGTCTTAAAGAGGACCAAGATGCTTTAAACGAATTCTATCGTCAATTCCCGAGAACTACAGAGCACGCTTTTAGAGACGAGAGTCAAAGTAGTCTTTTCAACCTAATGAAGATCTATGAGCAAATAGACTACAATGAAGGGAGTAGGCACGCCGCCCACACTACAACTGGTAGCTTTGGGTGGGTCAATGGGATTAAGGATTCAAAGGTGGTTTTCCACCCGGACCCAAGTGGGAGGTTTAAAGTGAGCTGGGTTCCACCTGCTCATCTACAGAATAAACAGATAATAAAGAATGGTATTAAGTTCCCAGGGAATGATCATATTGGGGCGTTTGGCTGTGATAGTTATGATATTAGCGGTACTGTTGATGGTAAGGGATCGAAAGGGGCCCTTCACGGATTAACTAAGTTCTCTATGGAAGATGCGCCAGCAAGCACATTCTTTCTAGAGTATATAGCAAGACCCCAAACCGCAGAGATCTTCTTTGAAGATATGCTAATGGCACTTGTGTTCTACGGGATGCCTATACTAGCAGAGAATAACAAACCAAGGTTATTGTACTACTTACGCCGAAGAGGTTACAGAGGGTATAGTATGAACCGCCCAGACAAAGTCTGGAAGAAACTATCAGTTGCCGAAAAAGAAGTAGGTGGCATACCAAACTCAAGTGAGGATATTAAGCAGGCCCACGCCTCCGCTATAGAAATGTACATACAGAATCACGTAGGACATCTAGGCGAGGGTAACTATGGAACGGTGTACTTTAACGAGCTACTGAACGATTGGGCTAGGTTTGATATAAATAAAAGAACTAAGCATGACGCGTCTATAAGTTCTGGTTTAGCCATTATGGCTTGCAACAGACATTTATATGCGCCGAACGCTAAAGTAGATATACAACCTTTGGATTTGAATATAGCGAAATACAACAATAAGGGATTTAACTCCCAGATAATAAAATAGCATGGCTGAGTCAGTATATGTAAATTTTCCTTCTCAAGCGGTTCCTGACCTAGAGAAAATGAGTTCCGAGTACGGACTCAAAGTAGCTAGGGCTATTGAGCAAGAGTGGTTTAAAGATTCTCGTAGTAATAGATATAGTGCCACTCAACGTAACTTCCATAACTTAAGGTTATACGCTAGAG